TGACGCGCCTGCGCCACATTGGCCGGATCGCCGATCAGGCAGTACCAGCCCTGTGCGTTCAGCGTGTTGGCGACGCCCTGACGGCCACCGGCTAGCGTGGTCACCTGATTGATCTGCGACTGCGAAAGCGTCACGCCCGTACGGATGATGCCCGAGGTTACACCCTGGTTCGCCACGTCAACCACCGCACGGTACAACTCTGTGTAGCCGTCCTGATTGTACGGAATGGAGTTGTAGTTAAGCAGCGCCTGATAGAGCGCAAGCTGAAGCTGGCGGTTGAGGTAAATCTGATCGACGTAGGTGTCGAGCCACAGGAACGAGCCGGACAGAAAACCGTTCACCGAAGTGGTGAACGTGTTCGCCGAATTGGCGAACGCGCCGATGTAGCTGTAGTGGTTCGAGTCGAGATTCGCGGACGTGTTGGGATCGGTCACGAACGGCGATGGACCCGCAGCGAACTGGCGCGAGTCGTAGTTCGTGCGGCCATTCTGCACGCTGAAGTTGATGGATGCCGCCCAGCCCATGGAGGCACCGGCCGTCGTCACATCACCATACAGCGGTGCGGTGCCCTGGTAAGGCTGCGCGAAAACCTGCGCACCAAACGATGCCGGATTGTTCGGCACGATCGACGCGGCTTCCGTGTCCCAAGCCATATAGGCGTACTGGAAGTTCTGGCCGCTGTTCCACTGCGCGAAGGTCAGGCGGTCTGCAATCACGGCCGCATAGCTGGTCGTGAAGGTCATCCAGTTGGTGGAGAGACTGATCGCGCGGTTCATCACGCTGGTCGGCGTGTCGGCCGCGACGCCCGCTGCCTGGTTGAATGCGCCCACGGAGGCCGCCAAGCCCACCGAAGCGGCGAGTGTACCGGTGACGGGTGAGCAGGCTGCCGTGGGGCCGGTGAGCGTGGTCTGCAGCAGGAACCGCTGTCGCTGCGCGTCGTAGGTGATGGCGAAATCAGGCGACGTGAAGGCGGCCGTCATGATCGTCGCCGCATTGGCGAAGCTGGTCGCGGTCGAAAGGTTGATCGTCGAGGACGTGTGCAGCGCCGCCGTGGTGACGATCAGCGTACCGGTGAGCGACTGCAGCGCGGCCAGCGTGAGGTTTGCCACCGACGCACCGAATACGCTGGCCGGCGAAGCTACCAAGGCGTAGTTCACGAACTTCAGGTCATACGGTAGCTGGCCACCGTTGACGATGCCCGGGAAGTAGTTGTTCGCGAGCAGCGTCTCTGGCGCGGCCGGGCCGAACCAATTGGAAACGGCAAGCGCACTGGTCAGATCGACGAGCTGGCCGGGCGGGACAGACGTGTCCTGCGTCACCACCAGGCCATTCTGGCTGGATACGGCGCCGCCGCCAGGAACGACGCCCGGCAATACCTGCACTTTCTTGGAAATAGGGATAGTCACGGGGTCGGACTCCAATGGGTTGACGGACGCGGCTAGCCGCTTGCCGAGGTGATTCTATAGCAAAATCAGGGCGGCAAGTTGTCTGCCACAACAAGCGTGAGTGGGGGCGGTGTGGTGAAGAAATCTTGCGGCAAACTCACAGTCTCATTCGCCTGCAGATAAAGCTTGATCATGAACCGTTGCTCGTACTGCTGCTCCCCATTAGGAAAGTTAAGCTGCACAGGTTCGTCCGCGTAAAGCGGGGTGAAGACGATGGGCGTAGGGTTGTTGTCGCAGCCCCATAGTGAGCGCCAGGCGATGGCGAACGAGTTGGCCCAATCTGGCGCGGCCGGCCCGTAGCAATCCACCTGATAGTAATAGGTTGTGGAGCGTTCCACGATCTGAAAAAGATTCACCGGGTCATAACTGCGCACGCCTTGGTTTTGGCGAATCTTCACGCCCGGTTGGATCACCGCATAGGTGCCGATCGGTGTCGCCGTCATGTTCGGATTGCTTTTGAACACATTGACAGCATCGCCCGCCTGCAACAGCTGGACGAGCCACTGCCACACACCATTGAAAAGTGTGTCCTCGTTCGGCGCGAGCGCGTAGAGCAAAGTCACAAGGCCACCCCGTTAGCAATCAGCGCCTGCAGCGCGGCCATGGTCGCCGCGTTGACCTGGCGCGACACTTCCACGCTGCACCACGTTGGCCACCACTCATTGACACGCGTCACAGCCCACCACGCACCATTGATATACAACACGTCATTGCCGTTGCCCGTCGGCCGCTCGATGTCCGACAGATTGCCATAGGCATAGACCGTAGCGACGTCGGTGTTGTAATTGAGGGCGCGGTCGTGCACCAAGCCGCTATGGTCTTTGGGTTGCACCTGCACGGTAACCGCTGTCGTGGCGAACGTTGGCGTCAAGATGCCGTGCACGTTGCTGTAACCGGTCGAGCTGTAAAGCGTCGCCGGCACGTCGTCATTGAGCTGCGTGATAGCCCCGCGAACGACATCGTGGAGATTGAGATTGAAGCCCACGATCAGCCGCTCCCTTTCATCGTGACTTCATCGTCAATCGAACGCGACAGGTGCCCCGTCAGCACGAGCCCTTTGTTAAAGCCCTTGAAGTCGGCCCAGCTTTCGGCGTTGTCGGCCGGCCATTCAAGCACTGCATTTTGAATGTCTTCTTTCATGGTCTGCCCGACGGTGCCGAGCGCGGACTCGGCGCTCTCGCCGGTCTTGAGCAGCGTCACGAGCGAGGCGGCCCACGCCTTACCTTCCTTCGCGACCGTCGAGTGCATGAACGGCCGTGCATGGTTCTGGTGCGTGCCATATTCGAGCGCCGCCCCGATCAACACCACCGGTAGCCCTTCGCGCGGATCGGCGATTTTCTCGCCCGTCTGTGCGTTCGTGAGTGTCGCGGCCGGGTAGGTCGCGCCCGACAGAATACCTGCGCGCACACTGCCCGGCTTCATCGTGTCGGCTAGGTGAGATGGCAGGCGCAACCCGCGGCGCGTCACGCTCACGGCAGGAAGCCTGCGGGTGTGAGTAGCGGCGGCGCGCCGTAGGCCACCGCTTCACCGATGCCGCTGGCGCCGTTCTGGATATAGATCGCCGAACGGAACGGCGCAACTGCGGTCCAGTACATTGCGCCGTATTTGGTCTGAATGAACCAAGGCGCCATAGCTGAACCGGCCGGCAGGATGTATTCGAAATTAGCCGTCACCGTGCCTTCGGTAGCCGTTGAGATGCGGCCAGGCGGTGTATTCGTCGGCGTGGTGGGCGCACCGCCCAGAATGGTCAGAAGATGCGCCACCAGTAGGGAGAACAGCTGCGTGCGGTAGTTGATGTCCATCACGGGCGAGTTGTCCGTGTTGTCAAGCAACGTTTGCGACGCAAGCGTGAACATAGCCGTCGTGCGCGCCTGCGATACCGCCGCAAACTCAGGATACGCGGCGGCAAATGCGACAGGATCAAATGTCACGACGGCCATGCGGTCAACTCCGGAAGGTTACGCCATCTCGCCTGGATCGCGGGCGCCGTCGTTCTGAATCAGGCCGCGCGCGTCCGGCTTGTTCGGGTCGATCGGCTCGAAACCATTACGGTTTGCGGTCTTGTCGTCGGCCTCTTCCTTGAGGTCATCGCCTGAGCTATTGGCGAACACGAAGCCGTTCTTCAGCCACAACGCATGCGCATGCTGCTTCTGGATCGCTTCCCAATCTTCGACGGCGACGTTCTGCGTGATGCCGTGCCCAGCGATGTTGTAGTGCGAATTGGCGCCGTGCAGCTGGATCGGCTCGCGGCGACCGTCCAGATGGATGGTGAGCCCTTGCGGGAGCTTACATGCGATAGAGACGGTTTTGGCGGAACGCTTGACATTGGCCATGGGCGTAGAATCCTGTTGTGGTTGAATGGAACTGTGCGGCCAGAATAGCAAACCCTATCGGTCAAATATAGGTGTTGACAACGCCGTGAGATGCCCGTAAGATCACTTCCACACCACAAGGAACTTCGACATGCCCCGTAAGCCCTCTATCAAACGCCCGCCGTTGCCGTTGCCGCGCAAGCCGGGCGTTGACCCGCAAAGCTATTTCAAGTGTGAAGGTGGTCCGTATGCGGGTGCAGAGTTGTCTCTGGTTGATGGCACAACCACTGTGTTCACGGCTAAAGGCCAGTATGGCCGTTACGTGCGCAGCGGCGCCAAGCGTTGCGTATGGGAGTCGATGCGCAAATGAGCACCATTCAACTCAATCCGCCGCTGCCGATGTCCTGCCCCAAGGGCGAGGGCTTCGCGCATTTCTTGATCGACTACGGCCCGGAGTCCGATCTGTACTGGACGATCTTCGTCACAGCTACCGGCGAGGTCTGGACCTACGCAAATAAGCATGTTCGAGCCAGCAAGAACATCACGCTAGGCCGCACGCTAGCACCGAAGCCTACCAGTGAACTGGAATCAGACATACAGCTCCGCAATCGCTTGCGGTCTCTTGTCATGTTCACCGCAGACCAGCTGGGGGAAGTGTTGAAAGCTGCGGGCGCGGACCTTGACGCTATAGCTTTGAGCTACGGCTATGCGCGCGCCGTGCGGCCGCAGCTATGAACAAGCCGCATATCTATCAACAAAACGGAATCTATTATTGCAGCGACGGGCGTTGGCTAGGTTGGTCAACGCAGTGGCGCACCGCTATGCTCAATTGGCGACTTCGCAGCTTGCACGGTAGCACCGTGCATGCACGACCGACACGACTACAGATTCGCCGCAGCGAAGCGACATAAAGAAAGGCCGCCTTCCGGCGGCCTTCCTGTTCGAGTTGCGCGGCGCCCACTCCGCGCAGTGTCTCAAACGCTTGCAGTATACAGGCATTAGTTCATGCCGTTGACTTCGAGCCAGCACAGCGACGCGTCACCGACGGCCGTCGTGTTGTTGATCGTCACGGCGACCAGGATCGCGCCGCTTTCGACGGCCGTCGCGTCAAGCGGCGGCACGACACCGACGTGAACGCCGCCAGCAACCGCGCCGTTCGACGTACAGGTTTGCGTATTGCTGCCGGCCGCGCCGCGCTTGAACACGTTGCCGCCGACTTCCCAGCCGCCGCTGTTCGTCGTCACGGCGCCCGTATCGGCAAGCAACGAGCCGCCTGCACCGATAGTCGAACCAACAACAGCCGTCGAAGGGTTGAACCACAGCTTGACTCGCTTGGTGTTGGCGTTCGCCGCGAACTGTCCGGCCGCGGTGATCGTCAAGCCGCGCAGTGCTTGATCGAACGAGTTCGCGGGCAATGAATAAACCGCGACGACGTTATCTGCACCGATCGCACCAGGCGCGACCGCGCCCGCGACGCCCGGCACTTGGCGGCTGATGTTGCCTTCCTCAAGGAAGGTCGCCACGCCGCCGCCGAACTGCGTGGTCATGTTCGAAGGCTCGATCCCGACGCCCGGGACAACGCCATCGAGCGCCCATACGGCCGCGCCGGTTGCGACGCTGACAGCCATCCACACGCGATTATTCGCGGTATTGATCCAGAAGCTCCCCGGCTGATAGCCCTGCGTATTGTCGTTCGCCGCGCCCGGGTCAACGGTGGCAATGTTGGTGTTAGGCGCACCGGACAATGGCGCGCCGAGGATCATCGCCTGAAACATTTGCGACCGGCCGCTTTCATCGAGCGCGACCGAAACGGGGCCGAGTGGCTGGTAACCAAGCCCGATCTGCACCAGCACGGCGGCGGCGAGCGCACTGGCCGAGGTTGCGTTAACGACCTGATAGTTTGTGACGGACATACGATTCTCCGATTGTGAGTCCGATTGGACAAACGCCCCGCAATAGCGGGGCGTTCGGGCTGTCAATGGTTAACTATTGGTTAAACTAGACGCCGAGGGTTTGAGCCGCCGCTAGGGGACGGAAGATCACGGCGCCCCACGTGCCCGCCGATTTCTTCTGGCGGAAGTAGGACGAATAACGCTCGATCGCATGAGCGCGCAGCTTTTCAGTGAAGCCGCAAGTCGCCGACTCCTGACCTTCGATCACCGGACACCACAGCTGCACCAGGCGGCCCGATGCGGTGTCGTACTCCGGCACGGTCACCAAGGAGAGCTTCGGGAACGCATCCTTCAGCAGCTTGGCCGCCGAGAGGCCGTACTGGTTGACGTTGTTGAGGTCGCCGGCTGCGGTCGGCGGGAGAGCCAAACGCAGATCGTCTTCCTGTTCGATGATGCCCAGCGACTGATTCTGCAGCTGCTTATACATGCGCACGACGTCGTTGAAGATGACGTCGGGCGTGGAGGTCGCCCAGTTGACCGGAGCGGCGACCGGCGCCACCAGGCGCGGATCGTTGGTCAGGCCGTAGTTCTGCAGGCCCGCCACGCCGAACAGGTACGAGCTGTTCAGGAACTTGGCGATACCAAGCGCCGAGCTGTAGTTGAGCTGCGCGGCCCAGTCCACGCGGCCGGCGCCCGCCATGGCCAGTTCACGCTCACCCCAGCGGGTCCACGTCTGGAAGAAATAGGACTGGCGCTGCGGGTAGTTGACGTTGGTGTTCGACGTACCGTCGGCCGAGTAGTCACCGTAGGTGGCTACGCGGGTGGTCGGTTCCGCCTGGATGAACGCTGCGGTCAGCGTGGTCCAGTCACCTTTTTTGGTTTCGCCAACGATCTCGGCGGCCTTCATCGGTGCGACCAGCACCTCGATAACCTTGGGATCGACGTACGTGGTCAGGAACGTCGGGATGCCCGCGTTCGCCGAGCCGACCAGAGTCGGGGTCAGGGACGCCGCGTCCATCGCGTAGTCGCGCGAAGGGGTGGAGACGTCGGTCACGCCCGGAGCCAGCACGATGCCACGTTCGGCCAATCGGGCGATAAGCTGAGAGTCTTTCATGTCGTCGGTTCCTTATGCGCCCGTATTGCTGATGATGATGGTCTGACCGACTGCGGCCGACTCACTGACCAGCTTGAAGCCGGTGTCAATGAGGTTGCCCGCGATCGTCGCGCCGATGTTGATAAGACCGGTCGTGAAATCC